ATGGTATCATATTGCAGTATCTAGAGAAGGTACATCACTTAGACTATTTGTAGATGGTGTTGTAAAAGATACAGCAACAGATTCAACAAACATGGGAACTGCTAAACCACTTATTATTGGTAGTAAATGGAGCGGGCTTGCAGAATATTTAGATGGTAACATTGATGAAGTTAGAATAGTAAAGGGCGAAGCAAAATATACAGGAGCATTTGCTCCACCAAGCGGCGAACTTGTGAGTGATGTAAACACTGTACTACTATTACATTTTAACAATGCAGTTGACAGTTCTGTCGTTATTGAAGACGATACACTAGAATCACAAGATTTACGATTTGCAGGGTTGGGAGGCGCAACTGCTGATTATGTTGATCTAAAAGATACTACAGATTTTGGCGGCGAAATACGTTCAATTGCAAGTGCAAACGTATACGGTAACTATGGTGCATACGGTGATGGCAACGGTGTGCTTATGTATCTTATTGCACAAAACTTTGCGTACATTGGTACAGGCAAAGGCGATGACAACGACCAAACAGATGTTATTCAAGCAAACGAAGCAGTTGCACTAAACAATGCAAAAGTAAGATATAGTTCAGTTGATCACAAAGGTGACTTTAGAGTTGGTGATTTATTCTATGTAAACCAAGAAGACGGAACTGTAGACTTTACAAGCACAGAACTTGCTATTGATACAACAGATGGTATTAGTATAACGACTGGCTCGAGTACTACTGTTATTACTGGTGAAAAGATTGACACAGGAAACTTAAGAATAAGTGGTAACACTATTGAAAGTTTAAGTGGAGACATTAATCTAGAATCAGATAGCGGTGTTGTAAAGATTACTTCAACAGGGTCTTTACAGTTACCTAAAGGAACCACAGCAGAACGTCCTACACCTGCAACAGGTATGATTCGTTATAATACAGAAACAAACTTGTTTGAAGGTTATGACGGTAACTGGATTGCACTTAATGGTGTTTATGATTTAGATTTAGATTCAAAAATAACAGCAGAACTAACACCAGGCGCAAACGACGGAGTTATTAGATACTATGTAAATGGTGATTTAATAGCAACTATGGATAGTGTAAAGCTAGAAACACCTGTTATTGAAGTTGACGATATTAGAATAGAAGGCAACGTTATTGAAACTATAACAACTAATACTGATCTTTTATTAAGTGCAAACGGAACAGGTCAAGTTAGAATAGATGAACTAGCATTTAAGGACAGTAGTATAATAAATACTACTAGCAACGGCGTCTTGTATTTTCAGCAGTCTGGTTCAGGTTATTTCAAGTTTGAAGGAACAGGTGGATTTGTTGTACCAGTAGGTGATAACAGTGAACGTCCTGTTCCGGCTTATAGAGAAGTTGGAATGACTCGTTTTAATAGCGAGCAAGGATATTTAGAGATATGGGACGGGCTTAGTTGGGTGTCAGTTGCAGGTGCAACTGGATCGATTACATTTAACCAAGCAGAAGATTTGGCAGTAGAGTACGTATTAACACTAGGATAAAAGATGGCAACGGTATTTTTAAATAAGGTAATAAAAGAAGTAGGAACTACACCTATACTTGCACTTGAAACAGACGCAGGTACACGTTCAACGATTGTAGGAATGAGCTTTGCAAATCTTACAGACAATACTGTGTTTGCAGATGTGTTAGTACACGACGATACTAGTGTGGAAGGTTATTGGTTAAAAGCTGTGCAAATACCACCAAATACTAGTCTACGAGCATTAAGTGCAGGCGAAAAATTAATTTTAGCACCAGAAAATCAGCTATATCTAGTGAGTGATACTACTGAAGGTTTTGATGCTGTTATCAGCTATGTGAATATTGTATAAGGAAAAAAGATGTCAACAAACTATACAGGACAAACACCAGGAGAGATAGTACAAAGTTTTGGTAAAAGATTTTTGTATGGTCTAAAAAGAACAGATCAAGGTGAATTATGGTTTGGAAAATTAGATCAGATGCAGCCTGAATCTAGCTTGGCTATTAATATTCCAGGAGATGCTGATGAGAACTTTGACAACTTAGAAGAAGGACAAAACTTTTTTGAAGGCAGAGATAATAATCATAAAAAGGTTTATGAAAATCTAAACTACGAACAGTTTAAATGGGATAACAGAAATATTATGTACTATGTTGACGAAGAAGGACATCTAGTTGCAAGAGTCAATCGTAACTACACATACGATCCACTATCAGCATCAGATAGCAGTGAAGATTATTAAAGAGAGCGCAAATGGCAGATTTTAAGTTAGATAGATTAAAGTTTAGATGGGCAGGTGACTGGCAAGCTGAAAGGTCATATAGAAAAGATGATGTTGTTCGCTATATGGGTAAGGCATACGTTGCCTTAGAAAATCACACAGCTACAGCAAACTTTTATGATTCAAGAGATACACTAGACGATGTAACAATAGTAGTTACAGTTGGTGCAAGTTCTATAAAAACAGGACAAAATGTTTATAAGTTTGACGGAGTAGAAAAACCTGTTCAAGTAATGAACAAAACTAGGAAGTATATTTTTGATCAATCCGATGCAACAAACTTGAAATATGGTGGAGCTATTGATGAAGAAACACTTGAACAGGCAGATAATCCACACTACTTAATGTTTAGTGGGTCTCGTGACGGACTTCATAATGGCGGCGATATATGGACTACTGGAGTAGTATACAAGATTGACGGAGTACAAGTTGCAGACTTACAGGCTTATAAAGATGGCTTTGCTGCTGCAGAAACAAGAACTATAGAGCTTACAATTCCTGATACCGGACCTGACAAACTATATTACTATTGTGAAGCACATACTGGTATGGGTAACAAACTAGATACTAGATATTCTAGTATGTGGGAACTAATGTTTGATGGTTATGCATGGAAAGGCGATTGGACTGTAGGTACATTCTACTCAGAAGGTGATATTGTAAAATATAAGGGATACGTTTATCAGTGTATAAGTAGTCATTTGTCTTCTCCTGTTATTGCTATAGGTTTACCAGGAAATATTGACTCTTGGATTTTATATCAAACAACATACAACTGGTTAAATGAATGGACTGTATCAACATATTACGATCTAGGAGATGTAGTAAGAGAAAATGGTGTTGTTTATATCTGTACTGAAAAACATTTATCGGCTACTTCGGCAAACGACGGTCTTGCAGATGATGTTACAAAATGGGAAATTGTAACAAGATCAGATAACTGGAGAGGCGATTGGGCTCCACAAACTGTTTATAGATTTGATGATGTTGTAAGGTACGGAGGTATTGTTTATAGATCAAATACACACCATACATCTGCTGATGATAATCTTCTAGGTTTAGAAGAAAATAGTGACTTATGGAATGAAGTACACATTGGCATTGACTATAAAGGTGTTTGGTCTGCACAAACAAGATATAAAATAAACGATATAGTAAAATATGGCGCAGGGTTATGGAAATGTATTACTGCACATTCATCAGGAACTACTAATTTAAGGTCTGACGAAGCAAACTGGCAAGAATGGGCACCGGGTCTACAATATGAAGCAGAATGGGATACACTTACAGAATATAACAAAGGTGACGTTGTCAAATATGGAGGTTATTCTTATACTGCACTAACCAATAATATTGGTAGTATTCCTAGTACAAATCTACTTGCACAAGATACAGGCGATTGGGAAGTTCTAACAACAGGATTTACACATAAAGGTGATTGGGACATTGCAACTGGTTATAGAACTGGAGATGTTGTAAGAGCAAACGGTTATTTGTATCAAGCAATAAAAGATAGTCAAGCAGTTTATCCTGACCAGTTGTTTACACTTGTAGATGCTGTAGCAGGTGCAGAAGATTATGGAATAGTTATACAAGAAATAGTAGACACTTCGTCTAGCACAGATTTAGCTTTGTTTTTTGATAGTATAGACCCAGATAGCGGTTACAAATATGGCGATCTAAATAGAGATGGGGTTATAGATGAGGCCGATGTAGCATTAGCAGAAGGGGATGGATCTACAGGATACAACGAACCTCTAGCATATGCAATTCAATCAGCACAAGAAGCCTACAGGGCAGGATCTATTACTACTTACCCGGCTGATTTGTTAGCCGCAGATACAGGTTCGTCTACATGGCAACTTCTAGTAGACGAAACGTATTATAGAGCAGAATGGTCAGACAATACCGAATATTTCTTAGGAGACATTGTTCTATATGCTGGTACTTTATATCGTTGTACAGAAAGACATTATAGTGCAAATAGTGAATCCCGACCAGATTTAGAAGCATTGCAATCTAATCTAACATTTTGGGAAATATTTATACAAGGAACTCCTACTAACGTTTTAGTTTATCGCGGAGATATGCAAATCTATGACGCTCCAGTTGGAAAAGAAAGATTAGCTATTGGACGTCCAGGACAGGCACTAAAGGTTACAGATGGATTACCAACCTGGTCTGATTATGCTGTTGTAAAAAATATTTATTATGTAAGTGTTGAAGGTAAAGATGAAATAACATTTGGAACCCAAGCAACTTCACCATTTAGAACAATCAAGTATGCAATGGATTTTATTAGTGCAGATACCGTTAATAGAACACCTGCTACTGTTTTTGTTGGCACAGGATTTTATGAAGAAATATTACCTATTGTCATACCAAAAGATACTGCATTAGTTGGTGATGAACTACGTAGCACTAATATACAACCAGCAGAAGGATACGAGTCTTTTAACATGTTCTATGTAAACAATGGATCAGGTATTAGAAACTGTACACTTCAAGGATTATATGGTACATTAGGTGCGCCAAATCAATATTTAACAAGACGACCAACAGCAGGCGCATTTGTATCATTAAATCCAGGCACTGGTCCTGCAGATGAAGATGTTTGGATCACAAACAAGTCTCCATATATTCAAAATGTTACTACATTCGGTACTGGATGTATCGGAATGAAAGTTGATGGCGCCTTACATAATGGCGGCAATAGATCAATAGTTGCAAACGATTTTACTCAGATTATCAGTGACGGTATAGGTTATTGGGCAGATAATGTTGGTAGATCAGAACTTGTATCTGTGTTTACATACTATTGTCACATTGGATATTTATGTACTAACGGCGGTATTGTTCGTGCAACTAACGGAAACAACTCTTATGGTGCATACGGAGCAGTTGCTGAAGGATTTGATACAGGTGAAACTCCTATTACTGCCGAAACAAATAATAGATTAAACGAAGCACAAGTTGACACAGCATTTACATATGGTACTTTAAAACAAGAAATATTTGCCATAGGATATAGTCATGCAGGACAAGATTACTCAGCTGCAACTATAGAATTTGGAGGTTCAGGGGAACTAGGTAACGCGGTTTTTGATACTGATGAAATACGCGATGGCGCAGTTGCAAATATAAGAATACAAGCACGTGGAGATAGTAGTATTCCCGGAGGCCTAAACTATCAATTTATTGTAAACAATGCACAACAGGGAAACACTGGATCAATACGTTTATCAGCAGCAGACGTTGGAGAGCCTAGTTTATATGTAGGTCAACGGATATCTATTATATCTGGTTTGGGTGTAGGTCAGTATGCTGAAATAACAGCGTTCAACGAAACAACAAAAGATGTAACTGTTTCTAAAGAATCAGATGGAAGTTTAGGATGGGATCACTATCAACCTGGTTGGCCTATAGAACCAATACTAGATGAAACTACACAATATGCTATAGAACCGAAAGTAACTTTTGAAGAGCCTGGTCATACTACGGAATCTGTAACTGGACCTAGTGCTGGAGCATGGAAGCACATTACATGGGGCAACGGCGAGTTTCTTGCAATGACCGAAGATGGACAAGCAGCATCTAGTGCAGACGGGATAACTTGGAGTGCATCAGGAAGTATTACAGGCTCTGGAATCGATGTTGCAGGAGTTGTTTGGAATGGTTCAAAATATGTAGCAGCATTAAGAACTGTAAGTGATGCTGCAACTAACCTTGTAGCAGAAAGTACAGATGGAAGTACTTGGACAACCACAGCAGTAGGTTCAACAAAAAATTGGAATAGTATTTCTACACTCAATGGAAACGTCACTGTATTAGCAAAAGACGGTACAGTAGCATCTTGGACAGGAGCGTCATGGGTAAACAGTAACATAAACGCTGGCAGAGGAGCAGCACAAGTTAAATGGACATCTGTAGGTGCATTAGAAAGCAAATACTGGGTTAACTGGGAAAATATGGTCATTGATATGACAGCAGCTTCTACAGGAACAAACACAGGCGAAAGACATCAGTTTTGGTTAGATATTCCTACTAATAGTACTTTCCAAATAGGTGATATTAATCAAGACAGTAGCTTCAATGCAACCGACGTAGCGTTAGCAGAAGGTTGGGGAAGGTCAAGTGCTACTATAACATCTGCTCAAGCAGCCAGATTAGAAAGTATAGAAACTAGAGCTATTGAACGTCAAATACGTACAGGAGATTTACCTACAGAGTGGTTTACTAGCGGAATATTCCTAGCAGTAGATGCTGATTATGGATACGTTGCATGGAGTGCTGACGGTCATTATTGGAAAACATTAGACGGAACAAATATTACTCCCGCTGTTCCTAGTCCGAGACTTGCACCAGCATACGAAATGACTGATAATGCATACGGTAATAATAGATTGGTATTTATGGGCCAAGAAGCGGACGACAGTGCTAATGGTTATATTCCTACACCATATACGTTTGATGGAGAAGAATGGGGTACAGGATTTATTGAGTTCGGAGATTTACATCGTATAAGTTACGGCGCAGGAGTTTTCATTGCTACAGGAACAAGCACGTTTGTTGGAAAATCACAGAGTGGGGCTACGTGGCGTACTTACGGCGACGATAGCACTTTCTATAATACTACTGAGCTAGGATTCTGGGAAGGTAGTGCTTATAGAGGCGGCAAATGGATTGTTGTTCAAAGAGATTCAACTACTTGGAATAGTATAGTAACTGGAGCTAGACCTGTAGGTAGAGCAAAGGTAGAAGCAAGTAGACTTACCGGAATAAACATTTTTGATCCAGGTAGCAACTATGAATCTGCTCCTAGTGTAACAGTATTTGACAATGTAGCAACAATAGATACGCTTCCACAAGTAAATCTAAGAGATGGCGTACTTGCTCAACCAAAGTACTTATATAGAGGTCAAGGCTATGTACAGTTTGAAGCTACGATCTCCGGAGACGGTTTTGCAGAAATATATCAAATTGGTAAAAACTTTAAAGTAACTAATCTAAGCAAAATACCAGGGCCAGGAGCAAACCTTGAAATAAACGGCATTGATGAAGTAAGGTATAGTATTTCAAAAGTTGTTAGTCAGTCTGGATCGTTAGGAGACTACACTGCTACATTTGAAATAACACCAACAATAGATGTTGAAGAATCACCCGATCATGCAACAGGTATGATTATACGCGAAAGATATAGTCAACTTAGATTAACAGGACATGATTTCTTAGATATCGGTTCAGGTAACTTTGAGGATACACAGTATCCTTTACGTTATGTTGAAGGTGTTACAGAAGTAAATGAACTACAACCTTTTAATGAAACTGTTGCTAGTGGTGGCGGACGAGTATTCTACACAAGTTCAGATCAAGACGGTAACTTCCGAGTAGGTGAACTGTTTGAAGTTGAGCAGGCAACTGGTATTGTTACTATCAATGCATCACAATTTGATCTTGCTGGACTTACAGAACTTTCACTAGGTGGTATTCAAGTTGGTGGTAGTAATGTTGTTATTAGAGAGTTTTCAAAAGAGCCTACATTCATTGCAAACTCAAACAACATTGTACCAACGCAAAGAGCCATTAGAACTTATATCGAAAGCAGAATATCAGGCGGCGGATCAAACGTACAAACAAATGCCTTAGTAGCAGGACAGGTTAGAATACAACAAAACAACATCGATACAACAAGTGATTTTCCTATAATAGTTCCTCCGGTTATGAATATAAACGGCGGTGTAGAAGGACATTATCTTGCATCAATGTTTTACACTATGGGACAACACGAGTAATGAATACGATAAATACTTATAACAAAGATTTCGGAGCAATAAATGGCTGATTTTAAACTTGGTAGAATTAGATTTATATGGAAAGGTGATTGGACTGCCTTAACCACATATTACAAGGACGACATCGTTAGAAACGGTGGTAATACATATGTGTGTATTACAGGGCACACAGCAAGTTCAAACTTTCCAGATGATCAGTCAAACTGGAATAAAATTACTGATGGCCAAGAATGGAAAGCAGACTGGGCAACGAGCACATACTATAAAGAAAATGATATTGTAAAATATGGTGGATACCTTTATATTGCAAATGAAGCTCACACTTCTGCATCAACAGAAGCAGCTGGCTTAGAAAACGATCAAAGTAAATGGGATCTGTATGCAGAAGGATTTGATTATCAAGCTGCTTGGCTACCTAACACAAGATACAAGATAAATGATATTGTAAAGTATAACTCAACAATTTACTTGTGTACAGAAGGACATACATCAGCAGCTGATGTACTAACGGGTCTAGAACAAGACCAAGACAAATGGGATGTATTTTCACAGGGTGTTAGCTGGCAGGGTGATTGGCAGGTAAACACTAGATATCTAGTAAATGATATTATACGTTATGGCGGCAAAACTTACCTTTGTAATACAGGTCATGTTAGTTCAGCTACTGTAGCAGGAGGATTAGAAGCAAATCAATCAAGCTGGGATATCTTTCATGACGGTATTGAATATAAAGGCGACTGGGCAACAGGTACACGATATAAAGTTAATGATCTAGTAAAGTACGGTGGTGGCATCTGGATTTGTACTACTTTCCATACTAGCCAAAGTTATCTTACCCAAGATGAAGCAAAGTGGGCTCAGTTTACAGAAGGATTAGAGTTCGAAGATAGTTGGAGCGGCACCCGTCGTTATCAAGCAGGAGACTTTGTAACATATGGCGGCTATTCATATGTAGCTATCACAAACAACGTAGGTAGTCGCCCAAGCGAAGAACCAACAGATTGGGACTTATTTACTACTGGATTTAGACTAGTAGGAGATTGGGGCGAAGATTCAACTAACTATGAATATTTCCAAGGTGATGTTGTACGTCAAGGTGGTTATACATATCTATGTATTCTTGACAACACAGGACAAGAACCACCAAATACAACATATTGGGAAAGACTTAACCAAGGTATTGAATGGAACGATGCTTGGACTGATGCAACAGAATATGATCTAGGCGATGCAGTGCGCTATGGTAGCAGCAGTTACATTGCAGTGCAAAAACACACTTCAGACGAAACTGGCGCATTAAATAGACCAGACCAAGACGTAGCAGGAGCATACTGGAACCTATTGTCAGGAGGCGGTGAAACACTACCTATGACAACTGAAGGTGATATGGTCTACTACGGTGGTGCAGGTCCAACAAGACTACCAATAGGAGATCCAGGACAAACACTAAGAGTAAACGCAGACGGCGATGCTCCAGAATGGAGTTTCTTTGGAAAAATCAATCACGTATGGTACACATCAACAGACAACGGTGTTGATTCACCAGCACCAAACTATGGTACAACATTAGATCAGCCTTGGAAAACAGTTAACTATGCACTACAACAGATTGAAAAAGGTGCTCTATATCCAAATGCAGCATATTTGCTAGAAGTTAATAGAAGTTTTATTCAAGCAGAAACAGTTGAATGGGTTGACTATCAGATTGCAAACGATATTGCACCATTTACAAGTGCATTTACATACACAAAAGAAACTTGTCGTAGAGATACAGGTCAAATCATTGATGCAATGATTTGGGACCTAACACACGGCGGTAACGAACGTACAAGAGATGCAGCACTTACATACTTTGATAGTAACGGTGATTTAATTGCAGCTATTGCAGATGAAGATGGTGAAACGTCAGCAGCATTGAAGTATACATTGAGCTTAATTGACAGCGCAATACTTCAAAGCATTGATCCTGCTGCTAATTATCAAACGCTTAATAGTGTTGCTAGTCCAATCACACAAATTAAAGATCTTGCAACATACCCAGAAGAAACTGGAGCTCAAACAAAACTTGATTCA